ACCACAGCACCATACACTTGGCAAACAGGTGGGGCACCGCCCTGAGCTTGTCCAGCAGTCTTTTCACAGCCCAATCCTCCCCATTACCAACCCCAGAATAGCGGCCAGCACCAGCCAGATGGAGTTCTCCTTTAGCTTGTCCAGCAGCTTGTTGGGCTTGTCCTTCTCGCTTTCCATGTAGTCCACCAGCTTTTTCAGCTGGGCGTTAATGCTGTCCAGATTGGCCTCCAAGGACGTTTTCGCCTGCTCCAGGGCGTTCAGCCGCTCGAACATCTCCTTGTGGGTCTTCCCCGAACCATCCCGGTACCGGTCAAATTCCTTCTCCAGGCTGTCCACCCGGGCGCTCACCGGACAGTCGCTGCAGTTGTTATCATGCACAGCTTACACCTCCGATTCGGTCATATTTGTGTTTGCGGCAGAATCGTCCTGCTGCTCCACAAAAGCTGGCAGCTCAATGGTTGCCTGATCTGTGGTTTTGGTATATTCCAGGATAACAGTCACATTAAAATTTGTCGCGTATTCCCATTGCCCCACAAAGACAAAATCTTTTTCAACGATATCTGCTGAAACCGCAACCCAGTGTGCCGCATCATTGTAAAGCCGGGTAATATGCCACTCACTATTTTTAGTCCAATTGAGCGTTCTTACAATGGCTTGCAATGAAGTGATCTGTTCTACTCCCCAGGTGGAATAGTTGCCCATAACCGTTCTTGTTTGGGTGGTCCCTATGCTAAGATTTGTAAAGGTGGCCACTTTTCGATACAGCGGCTTGCCGTCAATCCACGTCCCGATGCGGATTTCCTCTGTAGAGTAGACCTCACCAGTCAAGCCGTCTGTAGCGTCGGCAGTTACCTTGACGATGTAACACTGGGCGGAGTAGGCCAGGTCCCCGCCGCTGCCCACGGTCCCTGCGGCACCTGGGTTATACGTTCCGCCCGCGCCCAGGACAAACTTGTCCCGCAGGTCTGGCCTGCCGTCCTGGCCATCACAAAGGGCCCAGCCGTCCGGGATATTGTCCATGTCACCTGACCACACCACAATCGTTCCGACAGGTGCGCGCACCAGGGACGGTCCCAGCGTACCTTCACTCCCGCCGCCGGAAGTGTTTATCTCCGGATCATAATAATTAAGAATTGACATCGTACGCCTCCGGTATTGAAAATTGAATGTCGCCATAGCCAACCCTTCCATTAAAGCTATCGGAAGATTGGACATTGGATGCTCCTATCCTGTAAAACCGATATATGACCGGTTCTTCCAGCACGAACTCACTGTATTCGCCCATGCTTGCCCACTCGACATTGGAGTATGCCGCAATCTCATTCCAGTTGGTTCCGTCATCCGAACCGGAAACATAAAACCATTTGGGAGTACTTATGCCGTAAATGGAATAGGCCGGATCGATGCGAAGCCCTTTTATGAACATCCGGCGGCCAAAGTCAAATTGAATGTAGGCAGCCTTCGCGTGGTCGGCGCTTGTCCACATACCGCCAGTACCAAAGCCATCCGTGGAGGGCTGCCCATCGAATGCTTTGTAGGGTACTAAGTTGTTGTCATATGAACTGCTGGCGCTTGCTTTATAGGGCTCCGGCGCTTCAGGTCCGGTCATTTTGGGGCTCCACCAGACAAATTTACCGGCGGCTTCCTGCTTTATTTCAGCGGCGCCCAAAATGTAGATGTTGAGCGAAATGCTCTCCGTCGGGACGGTCGAGCATTGAAAGGTCAGCTTCCCAGCCGCCTGGGAAATCCCCTTTATCCCGCTTGCGAGATACGCCGCTTTGGACGCCTGCGCCGGTACAGGGACAATCAGCTGCTGGGCTTCGTCGGCAAGAACATCCGGGACGCTGATAATCTGCCGGTTGTTAAACCACACTTCGGGCAGTAATGTGGCAGGCTGAACCTTCATGGAGCTTACTGCGCTTAAATCCGGACGGCCGTTGATATCCTCCCAGTTTACTGTGCCCGAGGTACCGCCGCCCCCGACGTCTGCTATAATCTCACCGCCATATCGAATCCCGCCTCCGGTTCCGTTGTCATCCGTAACGGCGTAGACAAGGTCGGTCCGGTTTTTCTCCTCCTCCGGCAGGGCGTTGTACTCTTCCAGCGTGATTGGCACCGTGGGGCAGTTAGCCAGGATTTCGTTGTCCCTTATGGTGAGGCCGTTTCCGGCGGTTAGGGCGTCCTGCTTGCCAGAGAGGGCTTGCTCCAGTTCCTCCTGGGTCACGCCTCCAGCCGGGCCGGGAGGGCCCTGTTCTCCCTGTGGGCCAGCGGGGCCCTGAGCACCATCCTTCCCCGCGGGCCCCTGGGCCCCGGCCTCCCCGGCAGGGCCAGCAGGGCCTCGGGGACCTTGTTCGCCGGTATCTCCTTTCGGTCCGGCGGGGCCTTGGGGGCCGGGCTCACCGGGGGCCCCAGCAGGGCCCTGTTTTCCTTCCGGGCCCTGGGCGCCAGCCGGGCCAAGAGCGCCTTGTTTTCCCTCCGGGATACCAAAGTGAAAAACCGGATTGGTGTTGCTCCCACTCCGGGTAACAGTGGCCTCGCTCCCGGCGGGGATGGTAGAGGCCGTGGCCTGGATATTGGGGGTCACGCCGCCTCCTCCACTGCTTTCGCCGCCTTTCCCGGTAAGCGCTTTCATTAGGGCGATATCTGCGGGTTTTCCTGTCATGCCGCCACCACCTGCCCCTTCGAGTTGACGGTGTACACCGCCGAGCCATCTGCCACATAGAGCACATCCCCGGGGGACAACTCCTCGGAATTCTGGCACATGCTCCGGGCCGTCTCGTCGTCACAGTACCAAAGTGTGGTCTGCCGGCCACCCGCCTCCGGGTCATAACATCCTGCCCAGCGGAAATAATTCCCCACCATGCTGTCTCCTCCTATAAAAACTTGCTACTGCGCCCGCCTACGGCGGCCATATAGGCACAGGTCTGCTCATAATTTCGCAATTCTTCGTTCAGCGTAGCCTCCAGGCTCCGCCGCTTCTCCTCCTGGGCCCGGGTCCAGTTGGCCTCGTTGGGCGGGGAGAAGGAGCGGTCGGTGGCCTTGGCCTCCCGGGGCAGCCACGCCGAAGTGAAGCGTGTCTCCCAAACCGACTGCACACACAGCCCCAGGATACGCTTCATCTCCTGGGTCAGGTCATACTCAAAGGCGCCGTCAGTGTAAAAGTCGAAGTCATATACCGTGCCGGGGGTGACCGCCTCAAGGGTCACCTCCCCGGTTTCGGAGTCATATCGGGCAGGGGTGGGGACCTCAATCAGGTTTCCATACCGGTCCGACCCCCTTGCCACAACGCTGCACAGCTCATATCCGGTTTTCCCTGTGGGGACGGTGGCCGGGCCGGGTTCCCCCTCCGGGGCCATCCACAGAAAGGAATCAAAGACCGGTCCGGTCCCCTGCTTTAGGTAATCGGTGATCTCCGGCGGCCTGTTGAACCGGGGGATGGCTGATTTGACATAAAGGGACATCTCCCGGAAGAACCTGGCCGGGTTTGTTTTCAGCTTTTCCGTCATGCGGTCGTCGTTGATATACAGCAAGGCGTAATCACAGGTGATCTCGGTCCAGGTCGTCATGAGAGATGCCCCTCCTTTTTTATTCCTGGTTCATACCCTTCAAGATGGGTTTGAACATTCCGCTGGAGTCGATCTCCTTGGAGATGTCGTTCAGCGGCTCGATTTTCTCCCGGGAGATACGGTTGTCTCCCTTCTCATATGCGGTGATAAACCGGGTGGCGGCGAAAGCCTTGTGTTCGGGACACAGCTTCCGGAACAGGGTGGTCAGGGTGGCCAGGCCCATGTCCAGCAGCCGGTCAAAGGCGTCCATGTCCAGCAGCTCTCCCTCCCGGTAGTCCACGCCGTAGCGCTTGCGTTCCGCCTCATTCAGGCCGGAGCAGACGATCAGGCTCCTATCCCGGAGGAGGGAGCGGACCACGGGGGTCATAAATTTGCCGCCGAATTCCTTCCGGGGGATCTCGATGTAGCCGCCCACCCCGTTGAGGGAGCCGTAATCCCCCAACGAGGTCACGTTATCCGGGGAGACAGCGGCGATAAAGGTCAGCTCCACCACGCCGTCTACCTGGGCGGCCTGACCCTTGGCCAGCGCACGCAGCTCGGCCACTTCCCGGCGCAGGGCCTCCAGTTCAGACACTTCGTCGGTTTTGACGGGAACACCCGGCTCACCGGGAGGCCCTACAGGGTCCGGATGCCCCTCGAAGGGAGTCTCCGGTGTCTCCTGGGGGATATCATATTCCGAAATGATCTCCGCCACGAGCTCCTCATTCAAGCCCTCGGGATTTTTCTTGGGTCTACCCATATCTCGCACCTCCTTAGCCGCCTACGTTGGTGATCACGGCCACCTTGCTGCCCATCACAATCTTGGTATCCATCACAGCGGTGACGTCGATGTAAATGGACATATCGCCAGTCTCCCGGGGGTCCATCTGCACCACCAGGGGGGACCCCTCGGCGAAGGCGGTGTAGACGGGAGCGTAAGCGCTTCCCGCCCGGCCCGCAATAATGATCATGTCCTTGGGGAACATCATCTCTCCGGTGGTGTTCACCGTGCCGGGCAGCATGGTCTGCTGAACCTCAAACAGAGGCACGCCGCCGGCCACACCAAGGAAGCCGTTGCGCATCCATTCCAGGCCCAGGCCATAGGTGAGAGCGGCGTCAGAAGGAGTGCCGCTGGGGAGTACCTGCTGCAGGGCCCGGTACTCGCCATAGGCCACCAGCTGGCTCCGGGGCAGCCGGTTGGCGGCGGACACACCCACGATGGCATTGCCCCAGTTGGCGGAGTTATAGGTGGTAAACTTCAGGTAACTGGGCACGTACCGGGCATCAGTGGCCAAGGTGGTTACCGCCTGGACAAAGTTGGCCATGATCCGGTTGTAATACCCCGCCATAATGGCGTTGTAGAAAAAGCCGATATCTTCGTCGTTGGCCACCAGCTGGAACCACTTGATCTGCACCCGGCAGGAATAGGGCCGGGGGTTCAGGGTGACGGTGTCGTCATACAGGTGGTTAAGGCTGGCCGACCGGGAAGCGCCCCAGCTGGAATCCTCGAAGACAAACCAGTCGTTGGAGTGTACCGTGATCTCCTTGGTCTGGCCCAGGGGTACCGTGGTAGACTCCATCAGCCGGCCGCCCACATTGGAGATGACATAGGGGAGCACGGGAGTGATGACCTCCTGGACGATACCTGCCAGGGTAGCCAGGAAGGTCCGGTTCCGGGCCAGGGACAGATCGTTCTTCACCTGGTCGTAATTCTCGGGAGCAGGCTTTCCCTCCAGCGCATAGGCCCGGCCAGCGCAGAACATGAGAAGGTTCTTCCGGTGGCCGGCGGACAAATTGGCGTAGGCAATGTTGTCCAGCTTGGGGGTATACTCCTCGTTCTTGTGGATGGCATTGGTGGCCCTGCCGTTGTACTCCAGGGTCAGCAGCCGCCCGGTGGCCACCAGGTCGCTGCGGGAGATGTTGCCCACCTTCTGGCCGTCGTCGGCCACCTTCAGCTGCTCAACAGGGAAGCTGTTCAGTTTCAGACTCATTTCATTTTCTCCTTTCTCAGGCCGCAGGGCCGTTGTAGTGGACGATCACCCGGTAGGCGTCACCCCAGCTGCGAGTACCCACGGTGGGACTGACCTTCTCGGTGATCTCAAACCAGAAGCCAGCGCCGGCGGCAGGGGCGGTGGCGGAGGCCACCAGCAGGCCGTCCTGGATGGTGGCGTACTTGGTGGTGGCCAGGTCGGCGGGGGCGGTGGAGAAGTTGCCAGCGCCGAACACATACTGCTCATTCTCGATGATCTCCGTAAAGGTGCCGATGTCACCGGCGGGCAGCTCCAGTCCGAAGGTGTTGGCACCCACCATCCAGCGGTTGTCCCCCTGGGCGGCCTTGTTCACGTCGTAGCTGTTGAAGGCGTAAATCTTGGGAATGGTCCCGGCGGCGGAGGGCGCGCCGGAGGCGGTCGCCTCCATCACCCAGGCGTTGCCATTCAGAACGGTACCATAGCCGCTGTTGGGCAGCAGCTCCTTCCGAGTGCACAGGAACCCGGAGGGGCAGATGTCGGCCTCGCCGGCGGCGCTCTGGAAGGTGCCCGCAATGTTCTGGGTGGCGTTATACTGCATATTGGTCACTTTGACCTCGAAACCGGTGTTAGGAATACTTGCCATATTCGTTATCTCCTCTCGTCAATCAGAAATCCGGGCGATGGCCTCGGCCAGGGAGTCGCCCTTGGAATTGTTCTGGACGGCCCCGCCCTCCCAAGCGTACCGGGTGGGCTTCTGGGCCGCGCTCATCTGGGCCGCGCCGATCTTGGCCAGCAGGGCGTTCACCGCCAGCTGGTCGCCGATAAAGTTGCCCTCAGCGTCCACGCTGTTCATATACTTGCCCTCCGACACATCCTTGAGGACGTCGTCGCCCAGCGCCCGGTCAATGGACAGGTTCTTCACTGCCTCCTCCAACTGGCTCTTCACAGCCTCCTCACAGGCTTTCATCCGCCGGGCGTTCTCCCGCTCAGTCATGGCGGCCAGCTGCTGCCTACAGTCCGCCAGCTCGCTCTTGGCGGCCTCGCACTCCTTGGCTGCGGCCTCGGCCCGGTCGCAGGCTTCCTTTACGGCGTCGCCGATGACGTCGGCGCAATCCACCTCCAGCTTCTCTGCCTCGTTGAAGGCCACGGAAACAGGGAGGGGAACGGGGATAATGCGCTCCTGGATCACCACGCCGTGGTCGGCCTCCAGGAATTCATAGGAGCAGGGTACCATATCGCCGTTCAGCAGCAGAACATGGTTCCCGCTGGAGCTGACGGCCAAAATTCGACAGCCCTCAAACTTGGCCGACAGCTCCTTCATCAGGATCTTTTTGCTCAACTTTGTCACTCCTTTTTCACTTCTCCCCGGTTCTTTCCCGGGGGCACGGCTCGCCGCTTTCAACTGGATAAACCGCTCCTGCAAGGCGGCAAACGCTTTGATATTGGCCCCGGGGACGGCGGGGTCTACCAGGTCTCCCAGGATGGTCACGCCCAGGCCCTTCCAGGCCTCGAACACGTCCACAGCCCCGCTTTGGTAGCTGCTTGATACGTCGGTTTCGGCGGAGACCTCCATTTTCCCCTGCCGGGCGATTTTGTCCACCAGCTCCGGGTTATAGAACCGCCACAGCTTGCCCCGGGCCACCACCCAGGTCTCCCCTTCCCGTTCCTCCGTTCGGATAGCGGATGGGTCGTCGTAGATGGTGCCCACGATCCGCTCAGCGGTGGGGGAGAGGAAGGAATACCGGGTATTGCCGTCCTTGTCCCTGTACTCCTTCATGTTGTGGCCGTCCCCAATCTGTCCCTCCACAAAGGCGCAGAGAATGGGGGTACCCAAAAAGGTGCTGGCGTACCGCTCCACGTTGCGGAAGTCCCATTTGTTCCGGTTTACCCCAGAGCGCAGCACATCAAGCTCCACCTCATAGTTGAGGTCGCTGTCCTGGCTCAGCACCCGCAGGGAGCCCATGTGGGGGGCGCTACCTTTTGTTTTGATCAATCGTCCTCACCTCCATACAGCTGGCGCACATACTTGTCGAAGCTGGATGCGCTCACGCCGTTGTCCCACATACTCCAGGCCTCCAGCAGCTGGGTGCGGTCGGCGCTGTTATCCATCTGGAGGTTCTCTGCCTCCCGGCCCAGAGTCCAGCATTGCGCTTCGTCCGCCTTCCGGATGAACCCGGCCAAGGCGGTTTCCACGCTGTCCACCACCTCCACGCACACCCGGAACACCTCGTCCAGGTCGGGCAGGGGCTCGGCCAGCTCCTGGGTAGCCGGATACTCGATTTCCAGCCCAAGCTGGTGGAAGGCGTTGCCGAAACGGTCGATCCGCTCGGGCTGAAGGTGCTCCAGGCTGTGGATGGCATCACCGAGATACTTCATCCCGAATCGGCCCCAGACCACCCCCTTGATGGTGGCAAAGTACCGTTCCGCATTGAGAAAGGCCCGCATAGCCCCCCGCATAGGGTCCCGCAGAGGGGCAAACCGCGGGTTTTCATAGTTGTAAATCTCACGTTTTCTCATGCTCATCCTCCTGATCAAGGCCGGTACCATCCAGCATATTTTCCATTTCGGAAAATCAGCCGGATGCCGGCTACACAGAAATACCTGGTGTTTTTATCCTCGCAGCTTTGTTTCAGCATACCTTTTTACCCCCTTCGCGTTTTATTCGGCATCTATCATGTCCTCCGTCCCCTCGCTCTCCACGTCACTGATGTCGATTGACGGCCGTCCCCCCAGGTTGTCGCCGGGTGGGAGGCTTGAGTTTCCGCTCTTGGCGGTATAGCTGGTCACCAGGGGCAGCCGCATATTCAGCACACCGCTTTCCTTCACCGCGGCACTCATGCTCAGGTCATCCAGCAGGGAGCGCTTCATCAGAGCGTTGTAGCGGTACAGGTCAGGCAGGATACCCATTGCCATGCTCTGATTCATCCGGGATAATTCCTTTTCATCGTCATAGATGTTCCCAAACATATGGAACCGCCAGCAAAAGCGTAAATTCAGTGACGAATACGCCCAGTTCATCATGCGCTCAAACTGCTGATAAATTCGGTTGCAGTATTGGCTTTCCAGTTTCACAGAGATATTCACAGTCCCCGCCCGAGGCTCGTCGGTAATGGGGATCAGCCCGGAAAGCCCCGACTTCTCCACGGCGTAGCCATAGCCATTGGTGGAAATCTCGGTGGCGCTGGGCGCCTCAGACAACTGATGAAGCTTCAGGTTATTGGCCGGGGCCAGGAACAGCCCGATGCCGGAGGTGTTGTTTTGGGCCATCATCTGATACCAAAGTGTCTCAAACAGCAGCCGTCCGCCGTTGGAAAGCCGGTACTGGTCGTCCTGACTGGCTCCCTGCTCATTACGGTATGGAATTTCGCCGGTCATCACCGCAATCAATGGATTTTGCACCAGTTCCAGCTGTACCTGCTCATATTGGGCAATGGCAAGCATGGACAGATACAGACCGCTCATGGGGGAGGCCGCCACTGCGTTTGTATCGTCAATCTCAAAGGTCCACACTTTCTCCGGGGGGAGGGTTACCCAATAAGCCCACTTCCCGTTTTGGATGTAGGGCTCCGGGCTGCCCGGCAGCTCGCCCAGCGCCTTGAACGCTGCCAGATCCACCCCCCAGCCCTGCTTACTGGCAAACACCACGCCCTTTTGAGGCCGCAGCACCTCGCTGAATGGGTCCAGATAGGGCTTGAACAGATCGCCAAACTGCCTCCAGTCGGTTCCGGGCTGAAGAAAATAGAACAGGTCAAAGGACACGGTATAGCCTGAGATGTTGTTGAACCCCACGATTTTTACCCGGTCGGCAGGAAGCTGCTGTAAAAAGGCGTATTCCATGCGGTTGTGGCTCTTGTCCGCCCTAAAACGAAGGGTATAGAAGCACTTCCCATCCTGGATGGCCTGTCCGGCTATCTTGTGGGCGGACGCGGTTGGCTCCAGTGCCTGGGAGAATTTATCCAGCAGCGCTATTTCCCGCCAAAACTCCGGCTTTTTCACGTCCTCCGCAGAGGCAAAGGCAGGAGCGGTGTAATAATTGTAACTGAGCAGGTCGGTGTAAACCTTCCGGATTTTGAACATGGGATAAGCTGTTGCCTCCAGCGCCCGATGGGTCTGCCGGAGCATCTGCTCATGTCCGCCCGGGTATTTCACAGCCTCCGCCACTGCGTCCTTTCCGTAGTCGGCAGGCATAGATTGTATCTGCCGTACCCGCTGGTTTTGAATCCAGGGGTTCCCTGTGGCCCGGGAATAAGCGGCCATCACCGCTTCCATAGGCATCCCCTCATATCGGGCGGCCAGGGCGGAGAATTCTGTCAGCATTTGAGTTTTAAAATCAGCCATGGCCAGCCTCCTTCAGTTTCTTTTCTTCGGCGTCCAGTTCCACTTGCAGTCTGTCCAGAAATTTCAGCATTTTCTTTTGCACATCCTTGTCCCGGTTGACCGTATCCTCCAGAATTCTTTGGTTGCATTCCTCCAGCCATGCCAAATCTCCCGGAGAGAGCTGTCCCACCTCTACTGGGACCGACTTCCCCGGCTTTCTCCCAGCAGTATAAACCAGGAGATATCCTGCTGTGGCCCGATGGTAGCCCTTGGACATACGGATGATATTTTCTTCTGTGGGCTTCATGGCGAACAATTTGTATTTCACCTTAGCTTCCCTGTCCTTCCAATTACTCTGGGTACCGGTCCGTACACGGCTGCCGGAGCCTTCATCCGTCCCTCTTGAACCGCCTGGATAACCGGGGTCCAGTCGGAGGGCTGGGCGGCGTCCCGGGCCAACTTCCTTCGCTCCAGAACCTGCGCCAACCGCAGGGCATATTTGAAGGAGGACCACATATCTCTTTGGATGGCCTTGGAGATACGCCCCTCGCTCCAATTCATCCCTGACATTTTCCGCTTCAGGTTGGATATCTGCCCACACATCTCCCGGCACTTGGCGTATGGGATGGCGAATAAGGCGTCATCATCACCGTCCTTGATGCGGTGAAATTTTTTGTAGGCCTCTACTCCGTCGTAGACATTGGTGGTCAGAATATGGACATTTCCCTGCTCAAATTGAACCTCGGCATATTTCAGCATCTCTCCGTCCGGGTCCCCTTTTCCGGTGTCCCGGTAGCCGTTGGAGGCCATCACCGGATAAATTACCGGCAGCGCATCAGGCAGTTCCAGGTCGGGATACTGGTGGTCTATACAACACAGAGGCTGACCGTCGCCCATGTCCTTCATCAGCTGCTCCGTCACCGCCTTGCCGTATTGGCGGTTGTCGATTGCGATATAGCAGGGATTTCCGGAGCCCTCCAGGGAATACTGCCGCCAAAGGTCCTTTAGATTTCTGGCCTGAATGCTGGCTTCCGCCGGATTGCCGTCCTTTACATAGACCAGCTGCTTCAAGTAGGTCCCTCTCTTGTGCACTGCTGTCTGTGGGGTACACTTTACAACCGTAGTAGCGCATTTTGCGTGCCGCGCGCCCTCCTCGTGTGAGACGTCATAACCGATAATGTAAAATGCAAATGGATTCTGGCAGTGGTGAGTCTCCATGACTTCAATTTTCTTGGCCTCGGTGAGTACCGCATCCCGGATCACCGGATTTTCCGCCACACCAGTGTACCGGCTCTCCATCTCACGCATCCACTCCTCGGCAGACAGCTTCCGCCGGAGGTCCTCTGCCCAGGCCAGATCCCGTATACCGGACAGGACCGCCACTTGCCACGGAATGTCCAGGATAAAAGCGCTCTGGCCAGCCCGCATTGCTTTCAGGATGTCACATCGGTATTGATACGCCTCATTCTGCTGCCGGCAGGCGGACGTGATATAGTGCTTTTTAAAGTCGATATGCAGCGGGTCAGGTTGCCGCTCTACCTGGTGCCGCAGCCGGACCGAGGGCAAAACAATGTTCCGGTAATTCCGGTGGTCGAAGAAGGGCTGCTCCTCCTGCCCTACCTCCTCGCAGAGGACCTGGTGGCAGTTGTCCCCGCGCATGGTGGCAATAGTAAATTCCGAGCTCTCCTGGGTGACCAGCTCAAAGGTATCATTGCCCGCCTTGGTCTGGTGGAAATGGCTGGCCAAGGCGGGGTAATTCTTCCTTATCTGTGTAAAGGTTCCCTGGGCGATTTCGGCAGTTTGCTTCAAAGAAGGGCCAAAGTAGCGCACCTTTTCCCCGGGCCACTGGAGACAGTCTGCCATTTTGGACAGCATGGCATTGTATGTCTTGGTAGTTCCCCGGGAACCGGTTATGAAAACCTCCTGATAACGGGCAAAAATCCGCTGGATCAGGCACTGGATCAGGGTAAGACTGTAATCTGCCTCTTCCCCCAGAAGAACCGCAAACATCCGGTCGGGATACCACCGCCAGTAGGACAGCAGTAAGCTCCAGCTATCCCAATCCTCGTCGCTGTAGTCAGCCGGCCGCTCCTGCCCTGCCTTTACCCACTGATGCAGGGTGGTATTCCATTTTTTACCCGCCGCCATTTGGAATTTCCTTCTCTCTCTGCACAGGGGAAAGCCCCATATCGTGCATCAGCTTCCGTTCCGGCCCAGAATTCCCCTCCTCCAGTTCCCCGAACATCGGATTTGCCTGGAGCGTTACCGGCAGTTCTGCCGCCTCGCTACAGCCCTCATTAAGCCGAATGGTGTTCCATATACAGCCGATGATCTGGTCCAGCATGTCATGTCCCATGGGATAATGGGGATGATCCTGTTGCAGTAAGGTCAGGAGCTGATCGTAAGCCAGCAGCTTCCCACTTTTCGCCAGCCCCCTCCGCTCCAAGCAGGCCATCAGCGTGTCGATCTGTTTGGCCGCTGCCGGGGCTTCATCCTTTTTCCGCATCAGGTTGTCCGCCTTCATCTTGGAAATGACGTTGTAGGTCTCTTTAGACAGTTTAATTTGCCCGGCCGCCAGCTGCTGGCTATAGAGCAGCAGAAGCTTGCATATCTCCCGCAAATTAAATTCCAATTCCTCATCGATCCCGCTGTCCTGATAGCTTTTAGACTGGATGCCATAGAGCCGGTCCAGCTCCTTGTACTCCGCCGTTTTGTAAGAGAGTCCCCAGTTCTTCCGCTGGGCCCTGGTGCCCTCCAGCTTCTCCGCTACACCGCCGGCGGTCAGGCCTCCGGCAAAGGCCGGTTTCTGCGGTACCTTCCTGTCGAATATCACGGCCAGGTCGGTCATGCCGTCAGAGAAGGATGCCGGTTCCCCGTTGTCGGTTACATCCTGGTCCAGCATTTTCAGATTCTCCAGATACATCTTCCATGTCTCTCCGTCCGCATTCCGCCGGGAGGGAACGGCCTCGGGGACAAAGGGGAGATTGTAGGCTGCGCAGCACAGGTAAAACGCCATATCCACGCCAACATAATCCACAAAGTCCTCAAATTGCCCGCTCTGACAGTCCTTGCAGTAGTGGACAAATCGGGTTTCCTTGTACCAGTCCGGCGTCGCCAGCGCCCCTGTCTCCATGGTAAGGAGGGTCCCGCAGTTGGCGCAGTGGGCCAAAATACTCTCGTCCGGCACTTTCAATCGTCTTTGCTTTTGGCTCAAGGTAAGTCCTCCTTTCCACAAGCCTAAAATAATTGGGTCAATGGCACGAAATGGAGTTCAGCATACCCCAAATCCTGCTTCAAAAGGCGCCTCCCACTTGAAAACCACCCCCTCAGCCCATCTGGGCCTTCACCCCGCACCTTGCAAGTCTAGTTGCACCATTTTGCGCTTTCTATAT